CGGTGGAGAGATTCGTAAAAACCATAGGGGGTGTGGTGCGGTGATGCCTAATCGTCGAAAACGCACCCGTTACACATAGGAGGCGTAAAATGCCTGGAAGTAGAGTAAATCTCGGAATGGGTCAGCCCGGACGCAAAAAAGCCAAGGGCACGGCGGTCAAAAAAGCCAAGGGTGGTTCAATGATGAAGCCGAAGCCGCCCGGTATGAAAGGCGGGGGTAAAGTTGAAGATCCCACATTACCGAAGGGTAAATTTAGAGTTGGTGGTGAGGTTGGGAAACGAAATCGGAAGAAAATAGTTCCTGATGAATCCGGTGGTCGTAAAAAGCTAAGGCCCGCGCCTAATAAAGGGGCCCGCATGTTGCCTGAAAGAGTGCGAAACAAGATGGGTTTTATGCAAGACGGCGGCCCGGTTAAAAAGTCTAAAGGTGGCGCTATGATGAAGCCTCCGCCCAAGATGGCCAAGGGCGGCTCTATGTACAAAAAAGGTAAAAAATCCGGCCCGAAACCTTAGTTGTGTCGTATGTAATCAGTAATATCCCATATTTTAAATGTTGGGTACGCAAAGAATTTACGTGTAACCATGACCGGTATCATGGGGAGTTTTTACACGCTCTTGCTATTGCTGTTAACACCATACCAGACCGCTCTTTGAGCTTTCAGGTCGTTTTTACCGGCATAACGTGCAGTTCTGACGGAGTAGAAGAAAACGTACACGGCGGGGCAATGTGGGCAAGGATGCCCATCCAAGCTCTGGTGGCTGATCGACCTATGGAATCATGGCCAGAGCGGATGGAAGATCATCTTTGCCAGCCTTGGGACTGTGAAGCCCGTGACCACAGCGTTGTAGTGCTTGATCGGGTTAGTTCTAGCCCGTGGATTGCCAAAATAGATCATGAGTTCCATGAAGCTCGTTACATTTTGACGGTGGATTACACCGGCAACAGCATTGCCGACTCCCCCGATCAGCACAAGCAGAGCCACCTTTTATATCTGACAGACGGGCCGTGGGAGGGTAATATAGTTGCGTTGCCCAATAACCGCGCTCGTGCCACGTCGCCTGCTTTGTGGAACACCGGGGAGGGGGCACCAGATTTTAGACCTTCTCAGTATTTACACTCTGCGGAAGGCCATAGTAGCTATACAGATCCTAATGTAACATTTGACAATCTGTATTCAGAAGGGGTGGACGACTATGACATATAAAGCACGGGTCAAAAAGACAAATCTAGGGGATCTTAGGATCGGCACCCCTTTAGGTAACGAAAGAATAGTTGAGGGCTATGAAGGCGTTAGAGACGTGGGTGATTATGAAATTTTAAATAAAAAGCGCCGAGAAGAAGAAAGACGTGAAGTATTAGGCGTGGCAAAGAAACTTCCTAAAAATAAAGGCGGCCCAAAGCAATCTAAAAAAATACGCGATGCGTTGAAAAAAAGGTCTAGAAAATGACCACGTCAGGTTCCACAGATTTTGAGCTTGATGTAAGCGATTACATCGAAGAGGCTTTTGAGCGGTGCGGCTTGGAAGTTCGCACAGGCTATGACCTTAAAACTGCCCGAAGATCGTTGAATTTGATGCTTGCGGAGTGGGCTAACAGGGGTTTGAACCAGTGGACCATTGAGCAGACCACGGTAACCCTGACGCAGGGTACAGGCTCTTACAACCTTGGAACGTCCACGATTGACGTTCTCAGCGCCGTTTTACGCCGTAGCACTACAGATTTCAGTCTAGAACGGATTAGTCGTAGTGATTTTATCAATATCCCCACAAAAACTACGCAGGCAAGGCCCTCACAATTTTTTGTAGATCGTCAGATAAACCCGGTGTTGAAGATTTGGCCTGTACCAGAAAACAGCACAGACACCATTTTGATTGATAAATTGGTTCGTATGGATGACGGGGACGCCTACACAAACACCATGGACGTGCCTTTCAGGTTCTACCCGTGCTTGGCGGCGGGTCTTGCTTACTACATTGCAGTAAAAAGGGCCCCGGATAGGGTGCAGATGTTGAAATCCATTTACGAAGAAGAATTCAACCGGGCTGCTGCGGAAGATATAGACCGTGCGGCGTTTAACATTCAGCCTTCTATGGCGTATACAAGGCTCTAGTCATGGGACGTTTTGCCACAGGAAAGTTTGCTTACGGCATCTCTGACCGCTCTGGACAGCGTTATAAGCTGAATCAGATGAAAAAAGAGTGGAACGGTTTGTTAGTGGGTCCCGACGAATATGACCCCAAACAGCCTCAACTGGAGCCTCGACGTAAAGCGGTAGATCCGCAGGCTTTGATGAACCCCCGTCCAAACGTACCGGAGCCTTACAATATTTATGTTGGGGTTCCGAATGTCCAACAAAAAGAGTTCAGGCCCACTGTTGCATACGGGATCGTTGGAACGGTTACGGTGAATACGTCATGAGTTTTACATTTTCTAGCTTAAAACAAGCGATTCAAGATTATTCGGAGAATGACGAGACTACCTTTGTCAATAATCTTGATATTTTCATAAAAAACACTGAAGAGCGCATTCTCAAAAACATCCAGCTAAGTTTGTTTCGGAAGAATGCTTCGGGCACTTTGACCAGTTCAAACCAGTTTTTGAACTGCCCTACTGACTTTTTAGCGCCTATGTCGCTTTCTTTTACTAACGCCAGTAGTGAAAAAGTGTTTTTGGAGTTTAAAGACGCTGATTTTGTACAAACCTTTGCCCCAAATAGCTCTACGACGGGTATACCAAAGTATTACGCGGTCTTTGATGTTACCAACTTTATTATAGGTCCAACGCCAAACTCGTCTTTTGCGGTGGAGCTAAATTACTTTTACAGACCCGCCAGTTTGACGGCGGGGGCTAGTTCTGGAACTACCTGGTTAAGTGAGAACGCTCCTATGACTATGTTGTATGGGTGTTTGGTAGAAGCGTACACCTTTATGAAAGGTGAACCGGACGTTCTTCAAAACTACCAACAGCAGTTTATGCAGGGGCTACAGGGCCTCAAGTTGTTCGGAGAATCCAAAGAAGTGACGGATCAATACAGAACTGGCATGGTTATACGGCCTAAACAATGACAGCAGATATTGGAAGATTAGAAGTTGGCTCCGTCATGGTAGAAACCACTAACAATCGTGGGTTTACGCCAGAAGAGGTAGCCGAGCGTTGTTTGAACCGAATAGTTCGTGTTTCGGAGGACGCTCCCCCGGTTATTAGGGATCAAGCCTTGGCTTACAAAAAGCAGCTTCGGGAAGTATTGTTACATTACATGAATGAAGCCATTAAAAGTGACAGAACCACCGTATATAATGCTTTGATACATGCGGGTCATAAAGACTTGGCAGATGCAATTAGGAGACTTTAGCGATGGCGTTTAGTGGAAATTTCATGTGTACGTCCTTCAAAAAAGAGTTGTTGGAGGGGGTTCATAACTTCAAAAACTCGGGTGGCAACACGTTTAAGTTGGCCATGTACACCAATAGCGCCAGTTTTGACGCCTCTACCACGGCGTACACAACCAGCAATGAGATTAGCGGAACAGGCTATACAGCGGGTGGAGCTAGTTTAACAAGGGTAGATCCCACTACCTCTAGCACGACAGCCTTCACAGACTTTTCAGACCTGACGTTTAGCTCTTCATCACTCACAGCGAGGGGTGCATTGATTTACAACGACAGTGCAAGTGGTGATCCATCCGTGGTTGTTTTGGATTTTGGTGCTGATAAATCATCCAGTTCCGGTGATTTTACCATAGTTTTCCCTGCCGCTGACGCAAGCAATGCGATTATCCGCATAGCGTAAAATGTCTGATGTAATCGTCCCTTTAACAGGCTGGGGCCGAGGAGGCTGGAATAGCCTCGCTTGGGGCGAAGGCAGTGTTACCAACACAGGTGCAACCGGTGCTGTAGGTTCCGTCACAGTAACCGGGGACGCAAATGTTTCTGTTACGGGTCTTGCCGCTACAGGTTCGGTAGGCACTGTTTCTGTCACCACGGATGTAAATATTTCTGTTACGGGTCTTGCCGCTACAGGTGCGGTGGGATCGGTTACCGTCAATGCCGCTGCAAATGTCTCTGTTACAGGGCTTTCTGCCACGGGTTCAGTGGGTTCTGTTACGGTTACAGGCGATGTAAATGCGTCTGTTACGGGCATTGCCGCCACAGGTGCAGTAGGGTCTGTCACCATATCGGAGGGCACAGGCGCAAATGTAGAGGTAACGGGCGTTGCCGCTACCGGAGAGGTCACAAATGTTTTGGTTTGGGGTAGAATTATCCCATCTCAAACACCGGAGTGGGCTACCGTGAGTCCGTCTCAAACACCTAACTATTCGGGGGTCACACCGTCTCAGTCGCCTAGTTACGCGGCAGTTACGCCGTCGCAGTCTCCCAGTTGGTCAGATATAACGCCGTCGCAAAGCCCTAATTACGAGGACATTGCAGCCTAAAAGGACTGAAAAATGGCTAGTACATACACAACTAATCTCGGTATTGAAAAGATTGGAACTGGCGAACAGTCAGGCACCTGGGGCGATACCACCAACACCAACTTTGACATTTTAGACGAAGCGGTTAACGGGATTATTTCAATCACGCTTTCGTCTGCGGGAAGCTCTGGATCTCCAAACAGCCTGCCCATAACGGACGGGGCCTCATCTAACGGCAGAAACAAGTTTATTGAGTTTACTGATGGCGGGGATCTGGGCGGCACGGCGTATGTGCAACTCACGCCAAATGACGCCGAAAAAATTGTTCACATCCGTAACAGCCTGTCTAGTAGCCGGTCAATCATTGTTTTTCAGGGCACTTACAACGCATCTAACGACTTTGAAATTGTCAACGGCGCAGATGTTTTGCTGAAGTTCAACGGCGGGGGATCGGGTGCCACAGTCACAGATGTGAACGTCGATCTTACAGTAACAGGGCTTACGGCGGCTAGTGCGGTACTAACCACCGCTGATATTAACGGTGGCACCGCAGATAATGTCACGATTGGAGGCTCTACCGCCGCCGCAGGCACGTTTACTACGTTTACCTCCACAGGCATTGACGATAATGCCACAAGCACTGCGATCACGATTGATAGTAGTGAGAACGTAGGTATTGGTACTACGAGCCCAGACTCAAACTTACACATAGCAGGATCAGCGGCGGCAAGTTTAAGATTTGAGCGAAACGACACCACCATTGGTAGTGGTAATTCTATTGGCAATATTCATTTTGAGCACCAAGAAACAGGTTACGCCGGAATTTGCGCTACTTTGAGCGTGAAAGCCGGTAACAATAATGGCAATGGTGAGTTTGTTTTTGAAAATGGTGTCGCGGGAACGCTCACCGAAAAAATGCGTATTGATAGGAATGGTAACGTCGGTATTGGTACTTCAGATCCTGACACTCCCCTTCATGTGCTTACCAATAGTTCTGGCTATGCAATTACCATTGAAGAAAACTCAGGAACAGAAGCGTTTCAGATCGGGGTAGATTCTGTAGGCTCGCTAGACTTTTTTAATACTAAAGCTGGAACGTCTCATTTTAGTCTTGTCGATAATGGAGACACTATTATTACCGGCGGCGGCAACGTAGGTATTGGTGCTACATCACCAACTGAGGCAAAACTTGTCATAGAACCTGCGGCGCAGGGAGATACGCCTATACACGTTGACACGCTTACGACAGGTACAGGCACGATTAACCCCATAATTCAAGCGCAGGGACTGATTGATACTACTTTAGTACGGATGAATTTTCTACGCGGGTCTGCCTCTACGTCAGGTGGGATTACGTTCGATACAACTAACGCTGGCACTACAGCCGAGCGTATGCGTATTGATACCAATGGTAACGTAGGTATTGGTACGCAGAATCCTGATCAACTTCTTCATTTAAAAATAGATGACAGCGCACCACATATCCGTTTTGAGCGAAACGATACTACTATTGGAAATGGCACCAGCATTGGTCAAATTGATTTTGAACATCAAGAATCAGGAAATGCAGGAACTTGCGCTAAGTTTGGTGTTGTATCTGGCGACACGGATGGCACCGGAGAGTTTCTTTTTCAGACCGGCTTAGGAGGCACTCTTAGTGAAAAAGTCAGGATTGATAAAGACGGTAAGTTTGGCATTGGTACTTCGAATCCTAGCAGGCTATTAGAACTTTCGGGTAATAACAACGCTGGCGCAAAAGCTAATTACCTAAGAATTACTGACACTGACACCACAGCTACAGCAGATAATCAACAGGGTGGCATTGAGTTTTATGCAAGCGACTCTAGTGCTGGCGCAGGAGTTACAGCCAGCATAGAGGTTTTATACGCGGGCTCTGGTGGAGGCGGCGAGATTACCTTCAACACTGCAGCAAATAGTGGCGCTGGTGTTTCTGAAGCCATGCGGATTGATGAGTCTGGTAACGTAGGTATTGGCGCAACATCACTATCCAACAAGCTCACTGTAAACGGCAATCAAGTATTGCTGGCTAGCGGTGAGTTAAAGTTTGCAGATGCTGGAAACAGTTTAGTTTCGACCATTAAAAATAGCGGCTCTAGTGGCACCAGCCAGATGGAGTTTTTGACCGGCTCAACGCCTACAGAGCGTATGCGTATTGATAGCTCTGGTAACTTGCTGGTTGGTAAGACCAACACAGGTCATGTAAATGATGGTGCTCATTTGGGGACTTCTGGGTGTTTTCTTACGGCGGCTAGTACGGCTCCGTTAACCTTACGCCGCAGTGCCGCTGGTGTTGTGATTCAGCTTTCTCGCGGCGGTGTTAATGAAGGCACATTAACCATGAACACCGGTGCCGCACCTACTCTTGCTTCTGGATCAGATATTCGATTAAAGGAAAATGTTACTGAACATTGCCCAGAGCTTCAAAATATTCTTAGCATAAAAACAAGGCAATGGGACTGGAAAGATAAACAAAAAGGATCTGGCGAGGGTGTTGTTGCTCAAGAGCTAGAAAGTATTTATCCAGATTTAGTTTTTGAAGATAACGATGGAATGTTGAATGTCAAAGATTTTGGCCCAATGACAACTCGTCTTATTAAAGGCATTCAAGAACTTTCAGCACAGGTAAACGAACTCAAAGCCGAAGTAGCGACACTTAAAGGAGCATAAACTATGGCACACACATGGACTGTAGCAACAATGGACTACGACGTTTCGTCAGGCGGCAAAACTAACGTAGTGACTACCGTGCATTGGCGTTGCACCAAAGCCGATGGCGACCACACTGGCTCGTCCTATGGCTCTGTGGGCCTTGAGGCTCCGGGTGAGTCTTTTGTCGAGTGGGATGACATTACCGAAGCAACGGCTATTGGTTGGGCAAAAGCTGCGATTGGCGCTGATGAAGTGACTGCTATTGAAGCCGCTATTGATGCTCAGATTGCAGAAAAAGCTACGCCGACTACTGGGTCAGGGGTATCGTGGTGATTAGCCTAGAGCTATCTGCTGACGAGGTGAACGCAATTCTGCAGGTACTTGGCGATTTGCCTACCAAGACGGGCGCATGGCCCTTGATCGTTAAGATCAAAGAGCAAGCAGAGTCTCAGGTAGAGCCAGAAGCAGAAAGCGATGACTAATGGACCCCCTTTCCCTGATTGCAATGGCCTCTACGACTTTCAAGGGCATTCAAACCCTTGTTAATCAGGGTGCAGAAATAGAGCATGTGGCTCAAAAACTGGGTGCGTGGTATGGCTACGCCTCGGATCTCAAAGAGGCAGAGAAAGAAGCAGAGTCACCTGGGATATTCAAAAAGTTATTTGATGGCAACACGGTTGAACAACAGGCTCTTAACAGTGTTATAGCCAAAAAAAAGTTAGAGGAACAAGAAAAACAAATACGAGAATTGATAGTCTGGACTTACGGTGTTGAAACCTACCAAGAAATGATATTTCTTCGTAGAAAAATCAAAGCTCAACGGGAAGAGGTTATTTATCGACAACGCAGGCGTAAACGAGTTTTCAAAGACGCTGTTTTTATTGTGATTGGAGTGTTGCTTGCAGGAAGTGTGATTTTAGGCACAGTTTCTCTCATACAAGGTGCTAAATAACGTGCCACTTACAAAGTTACAATTTAGACCCGGAATAGTTAGAGAACTGACCTCTTATGCCAATGAGGGTGGTTGGTTTAATTGCGATAAAATCCGTTTCCGGTTTGGAACCCCCGAAAAATTAGGGGGCTGGATTAAATTATCTGCGGCCACGTACCTTGGGTCGGCCCGAGCCCTCAAGCCTTTTGTAGCGTTAGACGGCAGTCACTTTAACGGTGTGGGGACACATCTTAAATATTATGTAGAAGAAGGTGGCGGCTATAACGATATTACCCCTATTAGGCTGACCACCTCTGCGGGGGATGTGACTTTTTCAGCCACCAACGGCTCCTCCACCATCACTGTATCTGACACGGACCACGGCGCAATTGTTAATGATTTTGTTACTTTTAGTGGCGCGGCATCTCTCGGGGGTAACATTACGGCGGCTGTCCTCAACCAAGAGTACCAAATCGCCAGTATTGTCAATAACGACAGTTACACTATTACTGCAAAAGACACCTCCGGGGCCGCTGTAACTGCTAATAGTAGTGATACGGGTAACGGAGGAAGCTCTGTAGTTGGCGCTTACCAAATTAATACGGGTCTAGACACCACCGTAGCAGGCACGGGCTGGGGTGCGGGTCTCTGGGGCCGTGGAACGTGGGGCTCGGCGTCTTCTTTGATTGCCGTAGGCTCTACACTACGGCTGTGGAGTCATGACAATTTTGGTGAAGATCTGATTATAAATGCCCGAGATGCCGGTATTTTTTATTGGGATAAGAGCACGGGCCTGACCTCACGCGCCGTGGCCCTTAGTGACCGAGCGGGTGCCGACTCTACGACGCCTACTATTGCCAAACAGGTGCTGGTTTCCGATAGAGACCGGCATGTAATTGTTTTTGGGTGCGACCCTGAGAACGCCATTGGCACACAAGACCCGCTGCTGATACGTTTTTCAGACCAAGAAAACCCTTTGGTGTGGCAGTCTTTGGCCACGAATACTGCGGGTGATCTTCGTTTAGGCTCTGGATCAGAGATTATCACTGCGGTAGAAACACGGCAACAGATCATTGTTTTTACTGACGTTTCGCTACACGCTATGCAATTTTTGGGGCCGCCTTTTACGTTTGGCATCAATCTTGTGTCGGAAAACGTCACGATTATTGGGCCAAATGCCGCTAAATCGGTCAACGATACGATTTACTGGATGGGGAACGATGATTTTTACATGTATACGGGTCGTGTTCAGACTTTGCCCTGCTCCGTCAAGGACTACGTGTTTTCGGACTTTAACGCCGCGCAAGGTGAAAAAGTCTTTGCCGCTCTTAACTCCAGTTTCAGTGAAGTTTGGTGGTTTTATCCGTCATCCGGGTCCGATGAAATAGATCGCTACGTGGTTTTTGACTACCAACAACAACTGTGGTTCTTTGGCACCATGGTCAGAACAGCGTGGGTGGACCGAGGCATCAACGACTTCCCCTTGGCTGCAGGCACAGACGGCATCTTGTATCAACATGAACTGGGCTTGAACGACGGGCAAAACGACACCGGGTTGGATTCATTTATTGAGTCCAGCCAGATTGATATCGGGGACGGCGAAAACTTCTCATTTATTCGCAGAATGATACCTGACGTAACGTTTACGGGGTCGATTTCAGACAGCCCCTCTGTCAATTTCATTCTACAGACCCGTAATGCACCCGGAGCCGCCTACAGCACCACGTCAACCAACGGCGTGA